ATATTTAATGGAATATTAATTGTAATTGTTTTGCTTACCCAATCGAATTCACACGGATCTAGTCTTGCATCGGTTCCCCATTTTACTCCAGGTAGATCTTTACCGTGTTTTCTTTTGACCACTGCGTAAATGTACCCATCAAAATGTTCAACTTGCGTGGGTATTGATTCTAAGAATGGTGTTGTAGCTCGTCTTACGAATCTAATGATTTTGTTGTTCATGACATTATTTACATGAGGAATTTTATGTCTAATGAGATCCCAGATCAACAACGAAGTGAATCTTTGGCGATTGAAGCTATTGATTTACAAAAGTCTATAAGCGAGTTAAGCAAAAAATTAGATGATCTTAAATCGCAATTACGAATTTTAGCAAATGAAAGAGAGATGAAAATTGTAATTGCCGGACACGGTCAAGTTAATGTTTATAAACCAAAAATTGGTGGTGTTGTTACTGGTACTAAATTAACATTGAATGAAGATAAATTAAATACTAGTTTAGAATTAAAGAATAGGCTGATTGAAAAGGGTATTATTGTAAAAACTGATATAATATCAACTCCAGCCATTGCATCAGTTGTTATAAAGCCAAATGTGTAATCGAGTAAATATTTATTGGAAGTGTGTTGTTTCTTCATTGAAGCAATACCCGCTATAGCTCAGCCCTAACAGGGAACCAATTTAATAATGGGGTCCAGAGCGGCATACCATCGGTATGCAGGTCGTGGGTTCAAATCCT